AAAACCACCCGAAGGTGGCTATAACGACATTACTACTTTATTGCTTTTGATTATTCAGCTAATTTTCCCATGGTACCCGGGACGAGACTTGAACTCGTACAGCCATAAGCCGAGGGATTTTAAATCCTGCGTGGTTTTTTTATGAACCATAGACTTACGTCAAAAGCTCATAATATAAATTGACATTTTAGTCCTTATAACTCAGTAGGTTACAATCCGTGGAAGCCCAAAATTATGAAGTTCCTCCCACTTATGACCCGGTAAAATAGTCGTTTCACATATCCTTCTCAATAAGCTGAGGTCCAATACGTATATTCGGTATTGGGCCTCTTCCTCAGGCTTTGCACCTCATTGCACTTACGCGGCATTTCAGTTAGTTACGAATATTATCCCTTTGCTGATCTGCACGATAATACGCCTACGCGGAGTATGGGTGTCCCATACCAGCCTCATAGGATGGGTGCGGGAATCCCTAATAGTATTTTTACTCTTTAACTTTTTAGTGGTACCCATTTCCATGTATATGTATCATGTATGCTCATTGTAATCAAAACGCAAAAAATATTGAGAGATGTAACATGAATACTCTTATCCTCGCAGCGGAAATGCTTTTAAGTGGTTCTTTGACGATTTTCTTAACGATTGTGATGGTGGTGATTGTCTTGGTAGGTGTGTCCTACAGGTCCTATATCAAGTCTCATAAATAGCAATAGTCCCATACTTGCGACCATGGGCAAATATAAGACTATACTTTGCGAAAGCAGCAGCAATACATATAATACTAAAAGTAAATTTTCTTAGTGTTATATGATTTTATTGTAACTAGTTAATGACCATAAAAATATTATGATAATTTCTCTCGTAGTTCCAGTATTTAATGAAGAAGATGCAATACCAATATTTTACCATGAAGTGAAGAGACACCTTGCTACATACGATGTTGAGATTATTTTTGTAAATGACGGAAGCAATGATGGTACGAGGTCATTATTAGACTCCCTGGCAGCCTCTAACGAAATGATAAGACCTATTCATTTCACGAGGAATTTCGGCAAAGAACCCGCTCTTTTTGCTGGTCTTGAGTCAGCCACGGGAGATGTAGTTATACCGATTGATGTTGACTTACAAGATCCAGTTGAACTCATCCACCAGCTATTAGCAAAGTGGAAGGAAGGGGCGGATGTAGTGCTCGCTAAGCGTACCGACAGATCCTCTGACGGTCACCTAAAGCGCAAGAGCGCTGAATGGTTTTATCATCTTCACAACAAAATTAGTCAACCTAAAATCGAAGAAAATGTGGGTGATTTCCGCTTAATGTCAAGAGAAGTAGTTGAAAATATTAAACGACTTCCTGAGAGAAACCTCTTCATGAAAGGCATTCTCTCGTGGGTTGGTGGAAACATTGCAATAGTCGAATATACCAGAGCAGAACGTGTTGCAGGTACAACCAAGTTTAATGGGTGGAAGCTTTGGAATCTTGCTATTGAGGGAATTACCAGCTTTTCAACATTCCCGCTTCGCATATGGACGTACATTGGTTTCTTAGTAGCTGGAGTTTCTTTTCTATACGGATTTTGGATGATATTAGATAAGATTTTTTGGGGTAACCCCGTTGCTGGTTATCCATCAATCTTAGTATCAATACTATTTCTCGGTGGCGTGCAGTTAATTGGGATCGGTGTATTAGGTGAGTATATTGGAAGAATTTATATTGAATCGAAATGTCGCCCTCGCTATATAGCGTCACAGAAAAGGAATGATGATGTTTCTCGATAAAAATTTTAATAATAAGTTTTATATATATTTTTTACCATTGCTAGTTATTTCCATAGCATTCACTCTTACTGTTCTTCGTAGGCCAGATATTATTTTTAACGCCCAACCATGGGCCGAGGACGGACGCGTATGGATGGCGGGAATTTATAATTACGGTTTCTGGCACTCACTGGCATTGCCGCAGAATGGATATTACCAGACAATATCACGGGTTACGTATGGTATTGCGTTAGGATTTGGTCTGCTCAACGCGCCACTTGTAGCAAATATCATAGCCATTCTTATTAGATGTTTTTTTGTATCATTCATTCTTTCACGTAGAATGAATTTTATTGAATTTAAATATAGGTTAGTTATAGCTGCATACATTATTCTTATGCCAAATGTTGCGGAAGGGTTTGTAAATATAACAAACGCACACTGGTATCTATCTATGTATCTTATGGCTGTTGTTATGGCCAAGGATGCAGGGACAACGAGCGAAAAATTACATGATTTCTCAGTATTAATAATTAGTGGACTAAGCGGACCTTTCGTGGTTTTCATAGCCCCATGCCTAATTATCAAGCGCGTGTATACCAGGGGTGGGCTAACAGAGGCTATTCGTGGCATTAATATGTTTGATATATGTATGGTATGTTGCTGCATTATTCAGGTCACTGCTATTATGGTAACATCTGAATCGACCAGGCCAAACGCACCGCTTGGATATAGTTTTGGGCTGCTTGCTAATATAGTTTCATGTAGAATAATTTATGGTTCTTTTCTTCCATTCGAAATAGCGAAAAACATTGCAACGAACAGTAGCATTAATCTTGTTGTGTTTGTTGTTTTATGTGTATTTCTAACGGTTGCTTTTATAAAATTTGGGTGGCGTATTAAGTCACTAGTCTTATTCCCTGTACTGATGATTGGATTTGCGCTGGCGAGACCAGTTGTAGCCCTTGACCAACCTCAGTGGCCAATAATATTTAATACTGAGGGAGTTGAAAGATACTTTTACGTCACAAACGTAGCAATTGCATGCTTGGTTATTTCTCTTACTTCTATCGTGCCAAAGCACAAAAGTGCAATACTTTCTGCCATTGTGATTGCTTTGGTATTGCCATTATCAATGGGATATAGGTTGCCTGCTCTTCCTGAATCAGGATACGCTCAAGATGTTAAAGCATTTGAGACGAAAAATACTGGGGATATTGGGAGTATTAGAATACTCCCCCCAGGGTGGACTATGAGCCTGATAAAAAAATAGCAACACTGACCACCTTTACGGTGGTCTTTTTTATACAGCCGTCGTAGCAGGTAATGACACACTGCCATCCCCACCAGCAATATATGCCCTCAGTGCTTTCCGGTAAGTAGTCCAGGTAGCTTTGGTTTGCGCAACTGTCGCCGCCGTGTCAATGTCTGAGTAATCTTCATCATCAATTTGCTGCTGCAAAGCGGTAATTTTTATAGATGCGCGATCGTACTCTGATTGGGCTGTCACTAAGTTACCGGCTGCGGCCGCTGCTGATTTCCTTTTTGCACTTTCAGCAGTGATCGTCCAAGTCAACGCAGCGGACGAGAATGTGTAATCATACCCATCACGGGGCTTGGCATACAGAACTCCATTAACGTAAGCATCATCGATTGATGCCTGGAAGGAATCCGTAATTTCCACCGTGGAGAAATCAGAAAAAATCTCTCCCTGACCATCCCAGACAACGGTGTTAACAACGAAACCATCTTTTATCAGTGCGTAATTTTTATTTAACATTATGCATACTCCCAAACCATAACGATGGCGGGACCGCCATTCCCTGCTAGTTTCGCGCTTACACTGACATTTGTTGCAGTACCTTGCCCACCAGCTCCTGGAGTGGTGGCCGCTACGCCAACTGCGCCAGATGCGGCCTGTGAAGGCCCGCCACCCAGCATAGAGGCAGCGGCAAAGCCAGCCAGCGTAATACCGCCTGTACCGAATACCAATCCATTCGTTCCACTCTGCCCGACAGTTGCGACATATTTTTCTGCGCCAGTGACGGTTGGCATTGAACCTCCAGCCCCCTGGCCCGCGTAACTCATTATATTCGATGTTGAAACCTGATTTATTCCACCTCCTTTCCCTCCTGGGCATGAGATCAAGCTGCCAAACGTGGTCACACCACCATCGCCACCTGTACCACTGATATTAGCGATACCACCGGTACCCAAAACTATATCGACAGATGACGGAATAGTACTGAACCAGGCATCGACAAAGCTGCCGGATCCGCCGCCGGAACCCGAAGAGATAGTGGTTGAAGAGTTTGTCCCAGCACTACCACCGGCGCCGCCGGCGCCTATAGCGATTACCCTGGTTTTTTTGTTTTCGGCTGATCGCGTCCATGGCCCAGATGAAGTAAAAATTTGAAAATTGAGAAGACGACCAGGTCCCAGGCCTAATTTCAGCGCAGCCAGTAATTGAGCATCATTAGCTGGATCCAGCGTTAAGCCCGCGTTAGTAACAACATTTGCTATCTCACGCTGAATCGTATTTAGCCACGCTGCGTCGATAATTGTAGGGGGAGTTCCCGCAGCAACATTGCCGTTTGTCCACTCGCCATTAGCATCTGCAGTAGTTGTGATATTCCCGATTTTTTGCATAGAAATTCCCTCGCCAGTGAAGGCGCTGATAAAAAATTTTAAAAAGATTAATGATTAATTCGAATAACCGAAAAGCACAATTGTATGAGATAGCGCAAGTGTATTGAGACGACACTCAAGCCGCTTATTTCCCCAAGAGCGCAAAGGATCACCGGCATAAGACTGGCCAGCCTGAGCATAGGAAATAGTTGTCTCGGGCGCTGTTACCAGCCAGGTGAAGGGCCAGTTCTCCCCGTTAAGCGCATCACCGCAGACCGACATTCCAGCCCGGGCCTGACGGTAAACCGTCACGGTAATGTCATAACCCAGCGCTTTGGCTACACCTATGAAATAAGCAGCAGACTGACCGCCCGTACTGAAAAGCTTCGAGACCACTGACTTTTGCCTGATGCCAATGCTGTCATTTTCCCCAATAGCACAATCGTCCGGGAGCCCGAGCGTTTTCTCCCAGTCGGTTAACATAATGGTTGCCGTCGCCGGGAAAGCGCCGATTAGCAATGATACTGCCGCATCATCACTGTCCTGATATGACTGTGCCAGAGCCCGCAATACGGCGGTTTGAACACCATCAGTTTTGCGTGACCATACCAGTCCGGTTGGCATTAAATTTTGCAGCGCTGACGTGTAATCTTCTAAAGTAAACCGGCTCATGTATAAGTCACCGTACCCCTTACCGGCAATTGCCCGGTCGTGGTGGTAATATTTGCAGAGGGAGAAGTCAGGATAAACCCACCCGTACCGCTGACATTACTGATGGCAATCAGCAGATCAGACAGATAAATCGTGGCCCCCTGAGGGTTGCCGGACTCGAACAACACCCCATCAATGGCAGCGGCAATCGCGGCAGTTGTTGTACTGTTAGCCGATGCCAGGCCGCTAATCGTAAAATTGATGGTCGTTTTAATTGGCGAACAGACATACACCAGTGCCGTGACGGGCTGAAGCGGGTAGATATAATCCGCCACCCTTTTTTGATCCCCGGTCGCCTTGGTGCCCGACCAGCTGTCGAGTGAGGAAATACCATCGGTACCCACGGGAAAACCATTATTTGAGGTATCCGTACCGTCAATCATGATATACACGCCAACAGTACCGGCCCCCATAAGCCTCCGTACCGTCCACGCCCGCGTAACACCTGCTACGGCAAGCGCCCAGGCTTCATAGTCATCATCATTTCCGCCCTGTGGTGTATTTTGGTAGGCAAGCAGTGTCCGGGAACGGAAAGCATCTTCGGTTTCGATATCTGCACCATCCGTAATGGCCGTGCTGATAGTCGCTATCGAGTCAACGCCTGAAATGCTGACATCCAGCGTCAGTTGGGTACCTGCCGGGGTATTCCCCGCATCGCCGCCACCCGTAGGATCATCATTGGGATCAGGCAACACCGCAGTGATTGCGCCAGTTGCCGTGCCTGAGGCCCCGATATGAACCTCCGCATCTGTCGTGTACTGGTAACCATCACCCCGGTTTAAGACGGTACCCGCCGGAATAGCTGCACCTGCAGTGCCGGTGAAAAGGGTGGCATTATTTGTCCCAGCGTTGGCTGCTTTTTGCGTCACGCTTTTTAACGCAGCCCACCCCGCAAGATTCTCATCCGTCGCGCTCCACGGCACTGACTGCTTCGCTATCCAGTCAAGATAGCCATAATGAAGATAAGCCAGCCCTGCATCTGCTGTTCCGATGATGTTCAGATTTGAAAATCTTAACGGTGTGCCTATCCCCTTTAATTCTGATTCAATCGCGGCGAGATTACGCGCCCGCAGTTCGGTGAGTGTTGGCCGGTTATATGGCATCGATTAAGACTCCCAGACCCAGAAATAACGCTTCGACACCGCGTCCTGTCCCGGTTTTTGATAGGTGATAAATAGGTTGAGGCGGTTCGGGTAAACAATTTGTGATACTGGCGTAATACTGGCAACGACGCCATCATCGACAAGCCATTTCAGTGCCTCTGAGGCGAAGTCCTGGGCTTTATTTGCAACAGCTAACGTCAGTTTCTGTCGGCGCAATAGCCAGAGACGAGAACCGATTGGATAATCCTGATCCTGATCTCCCCACCACCCGCGGCGGTTATCGCCATCGTATTCGTCATCTTCCCGCGCCAGCCGGTCAGTAAAGAGGCTGATTAAAATGGCCGTCTCGAGGTCATCGCCAGACTGCAGATCGCCGGATACTTCAGCCCAGTCTCCAACGGATTGTTCAGCATTCCAGAGTGTTGTGATGTCCGTCATTCAACTAACTCCCCGGGTTTTTCGCTTGTAGGTGATGAACTGCCGCTTTGCACGTTGTTAACAACGTGGTCGTGATTGTTGTAAGTGTCGCGCAGGTCTTTCAGCGTGGTGGTATTGCTCCCGGCGTTATCAATGATGTCTCCGGCGCATTTCAGCACCGGCGCATCAGCATAAATTTCTTCTGAGGCAACAATAGTCACTTTCGTTGAGTTGATCACGGTGACCGGCTTCCCTTTGGCGTCTATTTCTATCCCTTCCTCCATCAATTTAAAATGCATGCCCCACAGGTTGTAGAGGATTGTTTCGCCCGGGTTTAGGCCAGTTTTTCGGCTACCTTTGTGCCCGGATGCAATCACCACGGCATTTGAACGATCGCCGGAAAGGTAGGCAATCAGCACATCAGCATCAGCAGGCAATGAAGAGGAGAAGCCGAACTCCATCAGGCGGGGCGTGTCGCTGCGCACTTCCAGCGGCGTCTGGTATTGCACTTTCTGGATCCCGCCGTCGTCATTAGTCCGCGATACGCTGCCCACACCGAGCATCATCATCGCCCGGCGGTAAAGCGTGTTGAGCACTGTCATCTGTTCAGCTCCTGAATTACGTTGTAGAAACGATAAGGCTGAACTGAAAAAGCAGCCGGCGGCATCAGTACCATCTGCGCAACGGTGCCCTGATCATCTTTGATAAAAGTAACTTCAGCCAGCAGCCACAGCGTGTTATTGATGCCCATTTTTGGGATGTTTACCGGGATCAGAGTATTGGGTTCCCAGAGTTTGCCCGCGCTGTCGCGCCAGCTATCAATGGTCACCTGCAGCACCTTCGAGCGGCCGTATCGACGGTTCATTTCCCAGTCGATCGCCTGCTGCGCCAGCTCTTTGGTGTTCATGGTACTTTCAACGATGATAATCCGGTTGCGGTACCGCATTTTGGCAACGTCCGGATCATTTGCGGTGGCTTTGGTTACAGCACCATAGCCACTGTCATCAACCAGCGGATTAACCGTCATTGATACGCCGGTATATTCGGAAAACCTCTCGTCCATCGAAGCTTCATAGGCTGCTGCCTCGATATTGACTCCCTGCGCTACGCCGCTGGCAGCCTTCTTCGTACCAACTCGGGTCAGATAGAGGCTGCCATCTGGCAGGTCATAGTAGAGAAGTGCTGCCCACCGGGTAATTCGATCAATGATTTCCTGAGAACTCTCGCCCCAGTTCAGGGTGAATTGCGGAACATTTTCTATCCCGGCAACATCACTCGACACGGTGATTCCATAGGGTGCCGCCAGGCGCTGGGCGATTTGTAGCGGGGTCGCACCGGTGATCACGTTGTTATTCCACTTGGCAGAGCAATCCACCAGATCCTCGCACTTACTGCGCCCTGTCGCCCGGACTTCGTGTCTCGACGCAGAAATCATTGGGGCCCAGCGGTCTATATATCCCGTAATGACAGTGTCAGGGCCGATTTTAACGATGCAGGGGTCACCCTCTTTTACCAGTTGCTTATCATCACTGCCGGGGTATTCATCCATTAAAGACAGTTCAAAATCACTGGGGAAACGCTCAATACTTCGGGTAATACGAATAGAATCCCACCCCGAAATTACCTTATCCCCCACAGTCAATGTCATGTCATCACTCATGAAGAAAGCGCCTTGAAGGAAAGTGGCATAAATGCTGGATGAATAGGATCACCCATCTTTACCAGCCCTTCAGTGCGGCTCGCATCCTGATAGAGTCGGTTAGCCAGGTTTAAAGCAGGGAGTGATGCGCTGAATATTACAGTTGATACATTGGCCAGTTGTGCCCCTTTATCCTGCAAGGTTGTTTTAACCGTGGTCTTGAGAACGCACAGCTCGCTAAATACCTGGTCATAACCAGCATCGGCCGCCGACAGAGAAACTGTATCGATCACAGAGACCACGCGCTGCAGGAGATCGGCGGCATCTTCATAGCTCACCGGATCGTAAATAGATGCCGCATAGGCCATCGCGCCCGCACTTAGCGTAATAAGGTAAATTTGTGCTGAAAGTGCTATTCCGCTATCGCTGCTGTCTGGTCGGTATGTGGTATCTGCAAAAGCTGAGAGCGTTTCAAACATGCGAATTAGGTCTAACCCTTTTGCCTCGCTCGCCAGCAGGGCATTTATTACATCCTGCGCACCTGTGGCATAAGCGGATACGCTGGTTGATACCAAAAGACTGGACGTTAAAGCTTTGACATCTGCCCTATTTTCTACTGACGCAGCCATTTTCTGTGAAACGAGAAGGTCATAATTATCAGTATCAGGCGTAGCCGATGTTGCCGTTGTCGCTCCAGAAGCATTACCGCCAACTGTACCTGAGTTGTAACGCCCATACCGGCTGCTGCCGAACGTTGATTTCAGCGTATTACTGAGGTTTGTCGCTTCATTGGCCGTTCGCGTCACCATCCCGGTCCAGAATGAAACAGTGCTTTTGAGCGTTTTTATTGCCTGCGTCACAGTGCGTAAATCAGAATTTACCTCTGCAATAAATGTGGCCGCTGATTTGGATGCCAGCGCCAGCCAGGAAGTCTGAACGGTTGAGGCGGCGGAGGTGGACCCGGTTATCGCGAAAACACGCAGACCTGACTCAATAACTGTCAGTGAAAATTCAAAAACTCGCTCTGAGTCTTTGCTTTCCCTTATCTTCAGGCCGCCATCAGGAATACTGACAGTAAGCTCACCAAGCGTCGGGTGTACAAGGGTAGCCGGGCCTTTGGCTTCACAGGCTGCAATAAGGCTGTCCCGCTGGGTCATGACATCGGCAGCGCTGTAGACAAGGCTGGACTGAATAATAAATCCGTTTAAGGTCAGGCGGCGGGTTGAGCGCCCCAGATCTTCGATCCATGCCGTATCACGGTATGGGTATTCATGAATTGCCTGCCGGCGCCCGAAGTTTCCGTCAGCATCGATAACTGCAAAGGGTACGCCGCGAAAAGACGCGGGGTGAATATGGTCCTGCCAGTTCCAACTGTCGCCAGAAAATCCCAAAAGCGAAGACAGCGCGTTTTGTAACAGTGGCATCCTGTCCTCCAGAAAGAGAAAACCCGCCGAAGCGGGTCAGGTTGATATTTATGGCATCGACATTGCTGTTGTTACTTTCCCACCGGCTCCAGAAACTTTCTTCCTTTCACCGGTACGCTCATTAATTAGCGTCAACTCTATTTCGCTTTTATTTTCTTTCAGGGACTTTGATAAAGTGTCAGCAAGTTGCTTCATGTCAATTCCATTACCAGATACTCCATTAGAACCCGATACAGGTGCGTTTATATTTGAGTCATTCCCTTTCCCTGGCTGATTAATTTCAGAATTCCCTGAATATCCTTGCGATATCCTCCAGCGCGGATCCGTCATCGATGTATTGATGCCATTATCAATATCACTTTCGCTGTAAGGTTGGGTTCCATTTTCGTGGCGGATCATGGCGGTCATCAGGCGCTTAAGGACAGCAGGGTCACTCAAGTCCAGTTTTTCATGCGCACCAAATCCCGTATCTTTGGTCACCGCATTGATATAAGCCTGTGAATCGTTTTCGCTGGATGGGGCGTAAGTGTGGATGATGCCATAGGGCGTATCATTCCCCCTGCCCCCATACAACTGAAGCTGCCGGCTCATCGCTGCCAGGCCATCATTCGGGTTACTGAAAATGGGGAAACTGCCATCGTTTCCTACCGCGTTCGGCGCTGACCGTAAATTCCCCGGATTATTGTTACGGATCCCGCGGGCATTATTGTTACCGGGTTGATTGAACGATAATGGCGGTACTACTGAAGATGGCGGCTGCGCAAACATCGCTTGCACATCTTTTTGAAGCTGGCTCGCCTTATCCGTCGGGCCATAATAACTGTTAAGTTTTTTGACCAAGTCACCGGAGGCATAACCTAAACTAAGATCTAGCTTCTCATCCCAAGAAAGCGTTTTCTTAAATTCTTCATTTTTTTGTGCATCTCGAAGACGGTCAGCCTGCTTTCCCCCACTATTCCATGTCAAAAGAGAGCCAACGGTCGCGGAATCCATACCGTGCTGCATGATCTGAGAAGCATCATCAAAACTTTTCTGTACAATCGGTGCCTGACCAAGCCAGGCCTGTCCCTTCATCAGCATGCCATCCCACGAAGCCGAAATCTGATTGACATGATTACGGAATGCGAGGGCGTTCTGTACATCTTTATCAGAAAAAATCAGGCCGTCGCGCTGCGCCTGATCTTTAAGCCGTTGAACCTGATCCGTACTTTGTCGCAGAAAGCTCAAAAGGTCAGGTGAAAACTGACCAACCTGAGCAATTACAGCCTGTCTGGCTGGAGTCTGATTCAGCATGGCCTTGTTCAGGTCATCCATCAGTTTTACAACATCAGCCATCCCCTCCTTAGTTTTGCTGATCTTGACACCCATCTGAGCCAGGAGCGCATTAAAAGGATCATCGCGGCCATTGAGCGCATCATTGGCGCGCTGGTACAGTCCGGTAATAGCGCCTTCCGCTGAATCACGGGTCGCCCCATTTTCAATCATTGCCCCCGTCAGTTCCTGATAGGCTCGGGTCGTGGTGCTGATATTTTTAGCCGTGTAATCGATTTTGTAACCGGCATTCGCATATTCCTGAATTCCGGTCTTTATTCCATTAATCACGGTGGCCAGGCCGCCCAACCCGAGGGTTAAACCGCCGACCATTTTCAGCGGCGGCACAAGGTCCCCGATAAACTGCACGCCGTCACGGGCATTATTAGCAAGCTTATTCAGGCGCCCGCTTATTTCGTCCAGCCCTTCAGCCGAGCGTCGACCGCCGAGCTGAATGACTTTTTGCGCATCGTTGAGATGGGGTGTCAGTTTTTTTACAGCATCATCAATATTCTGAATTGACTGAGATACCTGGTCATCTGCTTTCAACTGGAAATCAAATACATTACCCATTAGCTTTCCTTTAACTTATTGATGCGCAATGCCTGATCCCGCCACCAGTTGAGCTTTGACCATGTAAGCCCCCAACCTTGATCGGGGCCCCATCCGTAGTAATACGTCACATCGGCAATGCGTTCTCGCCATCTCCCGCTGTCGGGGAGAAGTTTAAAAAACCCAGCATGTAACCCTCGCAGCGCTTGTAATCCGTAAACGGCAGTCGGTTAATAACCTGAGGGGGAATATCCGAAATTTCAGAAATCAGCGCGGACATCGCTGCCAGCCCCCCTTTCACAGTCTGGGTTTTATAAAACTTGTCGACCTGTTCGAGGTAAGGTTCGCTCAGGTCGATGCCGAGCCAGCTCTGTGCACCTTTACCATCTTCAAGTGCTTTAGGCAGCACGATCACCGTGCTACTTTCAACCGGAGTGACTTTCTCAGGGCTGTAATTTAAAAAGGTTAGGAGAAAAACCTCGCACTGTTTGAAAGTGGTAAACGGAAGCTTTTTTATCACCTGCGGTGGGATACCCGATAACAGCGAGATAAGAAGCCCCATTGCGGCCAGCGCGCCGTCCGTTTTCTGCTTATCAAAGAACTGAGTCACTTCAATCAAAGCAGGCTCATGCAGTTCAATGTTTTCCCAGACCAGTTTACCGCCGGCGTCCGCCAGCGGTTTATCCAGAGAAATGACGATACTTTTATCCTGCTCTTCCACGATCAGCTCTCCACAACTGAGAAGCTTTCCCAGCGAACGTCGAATACAGCATCTTCACTGTCCACTTCCTGTGATTCGACCGTCCACATCCCCGTGCCGATAATCGTTTTCCCGTTGGCGAGTTCTGCCACTACGGTGACATCGGTCATGTCGTTAAAGTCCGCTACCGTGGTACCGCCGCTGTCGCGAACCTGACAGGAAATATACGGCGCGGAAGGCTTTTCCTTATAGCCGTGGACACGGTCCATACCGGTCTGTGTTTCGCGTTTAACGGTTGAAGGACTGTATTTGAACTGCCCAGCGACCATGATTGTGACGCCATTGGTCGTCACCGAAGCGGTGCCCGCCAGGCGGTTGGAAGTATCACCCATTTTTTTTCCTTACGCCGCGGCTTGCAGGCGGAACTGGTTGAGAAGAGCAAATACACGCAGTTGGTTGATAAGCACACCATCCCACAACACATCGACGCGGTTCGGGTTAGCCGTGCTTTTCGTCACAATCAAACCGGCAGCGAAGGCTTTTGAATCCTGCACATAGCCGTTGTACTCCAACTGTGTGTACTGGGCGATCATCTCAGCGCGGATAATATTCGGCGTCACTATCGCGGAACCCGGAGCGAAACGGGTACCATCGGCGGCCAGTTTCATACGCGCAAATTTCGAGGTGACCTGCGTGCGGATAAAGCGGGTAACGAACATCAGCAGGAACAACGTTTCCACCTGCAGATAGCTGTCATCAGCATCTCCGTACTTGTTGGTCTGATACGTAGTGATCAGATTTTCCACCTGCACCGTACTGTCGTCAGCCACCGTGAAGGTCGATATGCCGCTATAAAGCAGGTTATTCCGCTCGGTCAGATCGAAACGTGAAGCCAGTGGCGGCGCCAGCACGCCGGAAATAGTGAGCGTTTGGAGAGGGCGCCCCGGATCATTGCGCAGACTACCCGCAACAGCACCCGTTACGGCCGCTGCCCAGACATAAGCCGGAGTTGGCGAGTCATAAATACCCAGCAGTGTTGCATGCTGATCATTGCGGGCTTCACCAATGGTGGTCAACTGGCCATAAGTACCAGACACCGCGCCAAAAACGTGACCATAAAGCTGTGATGCATAGCTCCAGCGCCCCGTACTGTCAGACAGCAAGGTTTTCAGCGCATCCAGAGAAGTCGTGTCGGTATAAGGGGTAACGATAAAATCAAAGGTCCGGTCGCCAAGATTTGCCAGCGCTGTTGTCATGTCCGGTGACCCGGCACCGCCCGTGAATGCGCCGAGTGTAATACCCAGACCGGCAGGAGTAGATTCCCCACCTGCGCTACCCTGGTAGTTCAGCCTTAAATCAATGCCGTTCCCATGTGCACCTTTGTTTTTTGCCGTCAGTGTAATAACACCCACGGCCGAGGCTGCGGTGACTGGTAACTCGATTTTGGCATTGATTGCTGCGGCTAACGCTGCTGCCATCGTCGTTACGGTGTCTGTACTTAAAACGGTGATCTGCACGCGCTGGCCAGCTACATACAATGAAATTACGCCGGTTTCACTCGGTGCTGTTGTCAGCGTAATGGTACCTGTCGCCGCAGTCATGGAAGAACCATCCACCAGCGGGAGCAGGTAAATGTCACCCGAAATATCATTTGCCAGGTATGCGGTAATTTGGTTATGAAGCATAGACCCAGCGCCATAAATCCCGGCAGTGTTTGAGGCTGATGATTCAATAACTGGAATATTTGGGTTCACCGCTGCGTTTGTCAGCATCTGACCAATAATCAGCGTGCGCTGGGTGGCCGTTGCGGTATTCGCCTGCGAATTATCGAACTCAGCAAAAAACAGAGGTGTTCGAAGATTATTGGGAATATTTTGAAAATTCATTAGCTCGCGCTCCCGGCATCAGTTGAGGCAGAAGCTTTTTCAGCGCCTGCATCAGTACTTTTTACAGCGGTTGTCGATTTCGCGGCTGCTGCTGAAGCATCAACGGTGATAACGTCACCATCACGCAGCCGGCGATCCCAAAACATGCTTTTAGCGACATCTGCCCCTTCTTCGGGCAAAAAGGTGCCTTTAACCGGATCACGCACAGTGCGCCCGGCTACGGGTTTTACAAACATGGGATACTCCAGAAAGTTATTGAGGCAGGTCGATGGTTACGCCAACTTGTTGCGTACCGTCAGGTTCGATAATGGTGACATCAATCCCCTGAAGCGGGTTCGCTTCGATAGGGTAAAATTCTTCCGGGCCCTGGTAATATTCAATATCCAATTCCATCAGAAGCTGAGCTGTATGCCCTTCACCGGCGGCATTAATACCGATCGTTGAGCGTATCTGCAGGAACTGCTGAATTTGACGGGTCAACTCATAACTGTTGATTACTGCCCGCTCAATCTGCTCCCTCAATTGCTCGAGTGACTCTTCCGCTTTGACAGCGCCGTTGTCCTCAGCAATATCATCAAGCTCCTGAAGACGGCCAGTGATCCGGACTGTTGTTACCGTATTGAACTGCGGCGCATTTCTGCCCAGTGAATTTTTCTGGTCAAATGGGGTTTGCACAAGAATAGCCGGGTAGATATCTTCAGTAGTCGACCAGTCACGCGGCGAATACACCCGATCTTCTGCATCTGTTTTGCCAGACAAAGCGCTGATAACAAGTTGCCGTATTGCTGCTGCGTTCATACCTTTACCCTGTTGAGGATGAGTTTTGAACCACCATGACTGTCAGGATTAACATCAGCGATAGTAAACAGCGTATTAACTGCAACACCGCCAACAACACCAATAAATACCCGGTCTCCTTTTTTAGGAGGAGAGCGGAAATCACCATCCATGACACCCAGTACAGGGGCCGTGGTATTTATGTTGCTACCATCATCCAGAGGCTCGACTTCCTGCGTATAGGCGCGGTCGAAAATCCCGCTAATGGTATAAGCTTCACCACCAGCGGGACGGAAATCAACCGGGTCACCAAATACCCCATGTAGCGGACGAAGCAGATGCCGATCCCAGTTGATACCCATCAGACTGCTCCGTTATCAGATGCATCCTTTGCCGGTTCAGAAGTAGTAATAGAAGTTTGGCTCTCAGCCTGACTAACAGAAACCTCCTGTACGCTGGCTACCTCCATTTCCTGCTGCAGATCAGCCAGCGGTTTAACAAAACCCTTCGCAACAAGCTGTTTTGCATCGGCTTCCGACAACTGTACTCGCGTGTTTTGCAAGTATTTTTCCCCATCATGCCGAAGTGTTTTGCCTTTCAAAACGACTACGCTGACCAGCTCAACGCTCTCAGCAGTGCTTTTATCTTTTGCCATGATCAGACCACCGTTGCACAAAGGGCCGCATTAACACGGCTTGGAATTACGATAGGAGATGACTGCATCAACAGGAAACGCTGGGCAGGATCTTCCTGTAACCAGCTTTTTGGTGCATAGGCCATAGGCCCATAGTTGAATGCAGGATCGATGATGGCCCCAAAAGCACGGGTGCCCATCAGATCAGCGCCAGACATAATCACTGAGCCGTCGGCGATCATTGGTGTTTCAACACCGGTATCAGGATCAATGAACCAGTCGTTATACAGCCAGAGGGTATACTGCCCCCAGTAGCCTTTACACACGGCACCCTTAGCAATCTGTGCACCAGGATTGATGATGTTGCCTGACGGGTTTTGCGCTGGCAGGATAATTGCACCTTTAAGGGAGGTATCCAGTTTGAATGCCTTCCAGGATGCATTGGTGAACACGATATCAGTCGCTTGCGCACCTGATTTCTGAAGAATAAGCGCCTGCCACTCTTCAATATCATCGGTAGGCTGGGTATTCGTCGCACCTGCAGCTACGGTGGTAGGCCACTTATCTGAACCGCTCAACGCAATAGTAAGCGCAGAGTCACGCCCAAAATCAACGATGGTCGTCGGGAACCCCTCACCTTTAATGGTGACTGTACCGGTTGCAATTGCGCTACAACCCATCCATTCCAGGCGACGGTTCAGAATGTCGATCTGATCGCTCATTTCGAACTGAATGTTAAGCATTTCGCGTTCTGCGGCAGTGTACTCGCCGCCAATACGCTCACCGATCTGGCGACGAATAGGCTTACGCAGATCGGGCGCGCGCTTATCTTTGATATAGGCTGGTTTGAACTTGTCGGTCTGATAACGGCGGCTTTCTACTAACTTGCCTTCTACCAGCGGAGAGCAGAACGGAGCCATACGACGCAGACCAACGTCCACATCGATTGCTACATACTCATCAACGCTCGTGACAATATTTGGGAAAAATCGGTCAAGAATGAAATTCTGCGATGTCAGCAGATTGGGAACCAAGCCAACCAGGGACACCGTATCGTAAATATTTTGAGACATAATCTGCTCTCTCTGTTTCCCGGCTTGTCGGCCGGGATAAAAAATGAATGCGCGACGCCCTGCCCGGTGAAGGGCATACGGAGAAGGCTGATAATTGGAAAGTTAGGTGTTAGCTGGCAGGAGCCTGAACGCTACCACGCAGGAAAATACCGTAAGGACGAAGTGCTGTTTTCAGCGTGGCCAGCGTCCAGCTCGGGTCAAAGGTAATGCGGTTTTGGTTGATTTCAGCCATGAGATACACACCGGCCAGAACATCTGCGTCCGTTGCATTTGCATCATCAGCAAGAATAGCTTTGGGAACCTGGCTGCCATCGGTAGCGGTAGCCACACTCAGGGTATATTTACCCGATGCAGTAACCACGCCAAGCACGGTACCACGCTTATAAGTTGCTGCCGATCCGGTCAAAATGGTGACTGTATCGGATACAACCTGCAAAGGACCAGACAGCAACTGATCCGGAACGAAGGTGTCATGCTGTACGCCCGGCACCCAGGCGTTTTCGCCTACCTGATTCACAGTCATTATTTTTTACCTTTTACCTGGTTATAGAGAGCGGTCGCTTTGGCTACCACGGAGTTTACGGCTGGGCCACCGGCATCATCATTACCCAACTGATGGTTTTCGACTTTTGCCATACGCTCGTCCAGAGACACGCGGCGGGGCTGCGAGGCTACCGGTGCAGGGCCAGAGCTTGCCATCACCCGGATGGCGGCTGCGGAACTCATGCCGGTAGTAATCGCCAGTGATACAGCCAGAGGACCTTTACCTGTGGCATATTTACTGCCAAGGATACGGGAGATGCGATTGCGTTCAGCGCGACGACCTTTTTTGACGTCATGATCATCTTCATCATCGTCACCGTCGTCGTCATCGCCTTCATCTTCTTCGGCATCCGCATCATCGTCGTCATCTTCTGCACGACGGGATTTGGCTTTTTTAGACTTTTCCTTGTCTTTATCATCTTCATCGTCAGAATCATCGCCATCTTCTTCTGCACGCTGAGATTTTTTAGACTTGTCTTTTTCGTCCTGATCGTCCTGATCATCCTCTTCCGCACGGCGGCCTTTGGCTTTTTTGGACTTTTCTTTTTCATCTTCATCTTCTTCAGATGCGCTGGCACTACGGCCAAAAAGGTGACTAAAGCCCTTGATTTTCAATGACATGTTATTCTCCAACTAATTGTAATAAATCGCGGAATGCCGCATCAGGCGAGGCCACTTGATCAGCCAGCCCCAGTTGCACACCGTCGGCGCCAAGGAAACAGGCGGCTTCGGTATCCCGGACGGTTTTTTCTGTGATCCCGCGATTGCGGGAGACGGTACTCACGAACAGGCGGCCCATTTCATCAATGTCTGACTGAATGGCTTTCCGCGCCGTCTCGCTTAAGGGTTCATACGGATTGGACTCGGCCTTGCGGTCACCGTAGGTAATGATCGTGACCTGTAACCCGTCATTTTTGATTTTCTGTGACCAGTCAACGTGCATCACGATGACCCCGACCGAACCGACACCACCGGTACGCGGCACGATTATCTTGTCCGCCGCACTCGCCAGTGCGTAAGCAGCGGAATAGGCACTTTCAGATAAAATGGCCCAGACCGGCTTACTGCCGCGCGCGGCATAAATCTCGTCTACGAGGTCAAAACACCCCGCGACTTCGCCGCCGGGCGAATCGATATCCAGACAGATGGCTTTCACTTCACCGTCATTCAGCGCCTGCAAGAAGCAGGCGCGAATGCCGTCATAGCCAGTCATCCCGCTGTAGGGCCGTAAGGTGCCGAGTTTCTGCACCAGCGTGCCCTGAATTGGGATCACAGCTATACCTTCCACTACGTCATACCCTGTATCGCGGGCCTGCCTGGAAAATGAATCGTCATCATCATCCCAGTCAGACATAGACTGTATGCGTGTCAGGCCGAAACGGTCAGTCAGCGCAGCCATAACCACTTCGGCCTTTCGAGGATGCAGCGCCAGCGGCGTATTAAACAGGCGCTGTGCTAAGTGCGGTAAATTCACTGTGCCTCCGGATCTTTAATTGTTTGCGGTGCAAAGGTGTCTGCCTGTGCCCAAGTTGGAACAGGCAATCCGCGTTCTTTGAAAGCTTCAATTTCACGGGCGCGCTGGTCTAACAATTCTTCCCAGTCCTCGCCAACGTTTTCTGATACTTCCATTTCCAGCGTAGACATGCCGGAATCCATACCGAGGATCGCACCTTTTTTCTCTGCAACCGGATCGACCCAACCACGTCCCGGCCCCATCCATTGCGCACGACAATAGGCCGCTTTGGCCGCCAGAAATTCCGGGGCGCCAGCAGGAAGAGGTACCTCACCGAGGTCATGGAGTTCTTCTATAAAGCTGCTGAAGATAGGTTGTGCAAAACCGCTGGCAAAATCGTCACGACGACGGGTCAGAGTTTTCCACGCTTCCAGCATCGCGGATCGCGCTGAACTGTAGTTAACGTCGGACCAGTCCTGTGTTAACTGCTGCGTTGAGATGCCCAGGGCTGCAGCCACGTTGCGTAATGCTGCACTTTCGAACGCTACAAAGTTACTGGTCGGACGCGCTGCGTTCACAGTGTCAATCTTTTCCCCGGGGGCAAGGATTGGCATCCGAGCACCACTTTGCAAAGAGATCCGCTTATCATTGTGATACTCGGTACGCATGTCCTGATAAGCCAGCACGTCTTCCGTCTGCAGTGAATCAGCGAATAATCCCGGGTCATATGGCGAGGTGATGTATGCACCAAATACAGCATTGAGGATTGAGGATTCCAACTCTACCTCATCGTATTTGATCAACATTTTCAGACGCTGGACAATCGGGGCAAAAATACTGCTGCCCCGATGCTGGGCTGCTCTTTCACCGTCAAAATCATGGACAACGATCGGGCGTCCCCAGGATGTTTCACGCGGAACGCGCTCCCACGTCATCGTTTTCTCGGCGCTCCACCAGTCCCCCATATGCGCTTTGCGGATGTGGTACGCCACCGGCACACCGTCATCATCGATTTCCACACCACCGCGAATTTTCAGCATGTCGAAAACCTGCTGAGGATTACTTAGGCGGTCTGGGTCGATAATCTGAATCGTTGTGGCGTATCGTGCCCGCCCATGCCCGAGCCTGTCAGTTCGGTATTGCAGGACAGCCAGCGCATCGCCATCGATCAACTTGTGGCGGAAAGCAAGTCTGAGCATCTGGGAAACTGTTTTTTTACGCTCAACATCACAATAACGGCTAGGGTCATTTGCCCACGTGCGCCAGGCTGCTTCCACAGCCCGTCCGTATTGATCTGCCCATGTCGCATCAAACGCTTTTATCCCGGTCTGCATGGCCAGCGCGCGATAGTCCACTTTTGCGATCGGGCGAAAATTAGCACCGATAGCATTATCTAAAATTCGGGTAACGCTGCCGGACGCCCATCCATCATTTCGGGCCATGTCGCGTACGCGCGAAACAATGCGGTCGCGGTAAATATTGACTTCATTATCTGGCGACCAAAGGGCCGGCTGCCAGTTAGCCATCGCATCACTGAAAGAATCAGCAGCGTCATAAGGAACGCGACCCGATCCGTTTAGCATTGATGCCCGGCGATTAGAGGGAGGTAGTGGCCGCCCATTGGGACCAAGGATTCTGACTTCTCCAGTTTTCATCAGTACCTAAACCTTAACGTCCTGCGCGGACGCCGCACAATGCCGAGTTGGGCCTGCAGAAGCTGAATTAATGCAGTGAGTTGTCCGATATCAGTTTGCTGAAAACTCACGGAACGGGTGCCATCTCCCTGTGCATACGAAAAAGAAACACCTTTTGCACCGGTTGAAAGCTCGATATAAGCCTGCTGAGCAGCCGTCAGCGCTTCCGTTAATTGGTCACGAGTCAGCGCACCAGCCAATAAACTGGAGTTGGGATCAAACATAGAGGTCCTTAAGCGAGGCGCTTATGCAAAGGTTTGCGCTGAGGTTTTTCAGGTTCAGTAATGATGACGCCAGGTAAGCGCAGATTCTGCTTTTCTTCAGGTTCCGGGGCCGGAGGCAATAACGTTTCAGGGTTATTCTCCAGCGCAATTACTTTGGCGTTTAATTTAAGGCCAGAGTGGAACAGCCCACATAAAGCGGCATAGGCATACACACGGCAGTCCAGCGCCTCATTGGCTTTCCCGTTCGGAAGTTCCCATACGCTGTAGCGCTGACCGGCGGCCTCTTTCATCACTAAACGTTCGGACGTTAGCTGTGTGAAATAGCCCATATCCCGATCAGTTGAGAAATGCATATAGCCGGGACCCGGCTGCTCAATATGTAAACGTGACCGAATCGAATCCTTTGCAGAGTTAACACCCAGAATAATTGGCCTGAATTTTGCGCGAGTCTTCGAAGTTGGCCGTTTGTTCGGCCAGATCGGTGAACGTTTCCCCGTCGTGGCAGATTCGCCTTTGATCGCCCAGATTCTTCGCCCAAGCCTTTCCTGCGAAAACTCATACACTTTTTGCGTATGGTTACCGCCCGAGTCATGGCAGGCCGCCATAATGGTAAATCCCCGGCCATCAGCGCGGCGCCATATCTGTTTCAGATAAGCATCCAGCCTCAGCCAGGGTTCAGCAGTTTCCAAATCGCCTTCAATCACGTCGAAAGCAACTGACCAGCTTTCTTCATCTTTACCCCAGCCGACGACTTCAATTTCAAGCCGGTCATTTTGGGTATCAATACCGGCCGTAAGAACGGCTACACCATCAGGTACTTCGGCGTTGAACACCTCGCGGCGCGCCAGCAGAACGTCAACAGGAAGTCTTTTCCCATAATTTGGCCGATGAGGAAGCCCCATTTGGGTATTCCACCACGCCAGCTCTTTATCGGGGTCACCCTTTGCTTTCAGATATTTTTGCGCAATGTCCGATGGCTTATCTTTTTGCCATGGGCTGAATAACTTTGAAGCCTGAAATCCAGCGTGAATATTGTCGACGCCCATTTTCCCGCAGTCCGGGCAAATCGCCCGGTGTACGGCATGCCTTTCAGAAGCTGACCAGGACCAAACTTTACTGACCGCTGTTGCGTCATCAGCGTGCCATGCCTGCTCATAGAGATTAAGCGGAATATGCCGCGTGCCGCAGCACTCGAAAGGTTTTGTCTGATGCCACTGAATTGTTCTTAACGCACGAAGCCTGTCACCCTCAGACCATCCGGTGCCGCAGCTTTCACAGTGGATCATCGCCTGTTTGGTATTGTGTTTATCCCCCTCAGACGGCCAGTGAATATGCTTAAAAAAATCCGGGAACTGGCGGTGGCCACAGTGCGGGCAAGCCATCGAGGCGCGGCGCTGATCTGAATCTTCATAACTTGCCGCGATCCGGCTTTCGTCTTCCACCGTTGGCGAGCAAGCGCGGACAGATAGCCAATTGAGACCAAAAGTTGCGGTACGCTCCTCGGCCAGAGTGATCGGGTCACCTTCGCGGGTAATGGGATATTTATCCACCTCATCGGCCAGCAGCACGCGGATAGGACGGCGAGCCAGGTTGTCAGGACTACCCGCGCCCGCCAGCGCCAGAAAGCCACCGGTAAACGATTTATACAGCAGCGTTTCTTTTGAATTCTTCTGTTTATTACCGCCAATCAAATCGCGCAGCACCGGGGTAACACGCACCAGCGGCGTTATGCGCTCTTTGGAAAATTGTTCAGCAGCATCTTCTTTTGGCTGGAGGAGCAGCATCGGGCACGGATCAAGATGCGCAAAATAGCCGAACAGGTTTTCAAGCAATGCCGTCTTCATTAGCTGAGTGCAGCACATCACTGTGATGATATGCACACCTGATTCGGTGGCGGCCAGCATCGGGCCGCGGGCAATTTCTACTGTTTCTGTTTCCCAGTTGCCTGATGTACTGCCTGCTTCTTTTGCCAACTTACGGTACTTGTCAGCCCAGTCAGGTACGCTGATGCGCGGCGGTGGCGTCCAGCCCTTTCTGATGCTGCTTAAAAGTCTGTCATGTTTCGTCTGTGTTAAATTCAGGCTCGCCGAGTCCGGAGATGTGTTTATGGACATGTTCGATTAACACCTCGGTCATTCTGTCAGCTGGAACGCCCAAATCAGCCGCCATCAGAGGCGCTACCCGTGACGGCCAGTTCATCCAGGCGTCACGTTGCTGGCGGAACGCCTTGAATAGCACGGCTTCTGCAACAGAGAGCTCGACCAGTTGACCATCCGCTTTCTCAAACTCGAGCTTAGTTAAAAGTGCCAGGTAGTTTTCTTTCATCCTGCTGGCTTCTTCACGCGACAGTTCAGCGCCGGTCGCCAACATGATTTTTTTAACTTCCTCGTCAGTAGCTGAATCATCTTTAAGTCCGATGTCAGCGTTAGCCGGTTTATATTTGGCGGCATTTTTCGTCCGGGGATCTTTACCGTCACGCAGCATGATGAGGGCTTTGTCGGTGGCTTCAACATCAATGAGGCTACCGTCGAGAACGACATATTTCCCTGCTTTAACCCACCGCCCGATCGTCTTCCGATCTACACCGGCGTGCTTCGCATATTCAATTTGCGTCATCGTTGTCATGGGGCATTTTCCTCGATGGGACAGTGGGACATTCAAATGGGACATTTTTTTGTGTCCCACCTAATGTCCCATGCAAATATCTCTCGCAAAATATCAACAAAGCCAAGCGGCGTAAGGGCTGGTAATAATTAGTGCATAAATATGCACATGGGACATGGGACACAAAATGAAAATTTCATAGCTGGTGAAACTGTGCGGCGCGCAATGCCCGTGCAATAGAAAGGACCGGGGAAGGACCCATTTTTTTATTGATAACCATTATCAATTGATTGCCTGCATTGCTCTTTCAATCGCCTGCATATGTTCTTCTCTCAGTCGCTTATATTGAAAGCGAAATCGCTGCAGTGGGGATGTGCATTTAGAAGACCTGGTAATTAGCCTTATTGGTGCGTTCGGATCAATTACATCGGCAACTTTAAGATAATTATTGTTTCCTAAGTTACCCAGAATATGCATGCTGGATTCAAGGATAATTTTACCGGGATAGCCTTTAGAATCTCGGTATAATCTCATCTTTAATTTGCTATTAATCACTCTATATTCCCCTTACTTAGCTGTCTTCAATGCCTCACTGATCGCCTTGCTTATCGCTCCTGGCATCAGAGTTGCAGCCATCTTATCTGCCCTGTCCATGTATCCCAGCGTAGGCTTAACGGGAAGAGCATCACCGAAGCGGATCAGCAGCTTCGGCATTGGGTTCTTCTCACGCTCACGGCGCGTCCCATTAGCTGAGCGCTTCTGGCGCTTCTTACCCTTCTTGCTCTTTTTCACCTTCACCCGCTGCCATACACCGTTGATTCCATCGATATCACCGATGAACACGTTTGACTTCGCTTTGAGTTGCGAGAGCTTATTGCGTCCCAAGTTGCCGTACTTGTTCAGTTTGACGTCTTTGGGGTTGAGCAGCGCATTGCCATTGAGCTTATGTACACCACCAAATTCGAGCGGCTCAAGATAAGCAGCAGCAATGTCACGGACAAAGACTTTAGCAGTAAGGTTGTCACGTCGCGCACCGGCAGAGCCAACGGCGTTCACCGTGAAGGGTGTTGGACTCTCAAGCTTTCGCTGGAATGCCACTTTCTCACCAGCGGCTATTTGACGGGCTACGCTCGTTAACGCCTGGGCAGTGGCGAATGGAATTTGCTTCTTTAAGGATTGCAGAGCTGCTGATAGGTCTTTTATATCTGACATCTCTGCTCCATAGACTTGTTCAAGCTTGCGTTTTCAATGCTGATTAGCCGAGGAACTTATTTTTCATTGCAACCAGGTCAGCTTCTGCGTCTTTTCCCAGAACTTCGATGCCGTGCTCGATAAATGCGACCACTTTATTGAAATCGTCTTTCAGTGATTCCAGCGATGATGGTTTAACTGGGAGCACATCCGGATCTTCCTGCCGCTGATCAAGCAGGGCATTTTCTGGTGCTGAAACAGGAGTAAATACCGCCAGTGCAGTAACTGATGCAGACAAATCAGAGGTGGATACAGTCGATGCTACCGAACCGGCGACCTGGCTGATAAGGGAGACAGTTGCGCGCCCATCTTTGTCGGTAATGCGCTGGGTTGAATCAATTATGGCCCCGGACGCCGAGAAGTTTAATTGAACATTGGCCACTGGATTTCCAGCATCATCAGTTGCGGTAGCCAGCATATGAATTGGTGATACGCCGTCAGCTGGTTGTGAACTGTTAATTGAGGTTAACGATAATTTCACGATGTTTTCCTTCGGTTGGGATTCAGTCGCTGCGACTGGTGTGTAGAAAAAGGCTTTAATGCTTGCCCATAGGCGCTTAATCATTTCTGTCGAGCCTCTTCAATTTGCCTAATGCCGCTGATCTGGACATTGCAGTTCTGAAGGTCAGTCAGCAGCAGTTCGTTCCACTGCAATGATGCGCCCCAGGTTAAAGGCTCACTTGGTGGCGGTGATGGCTGGCACAGCGCCAGCAGGCTGGCTGGAATCGGCGTTACCGGCACCTTTACGTACTGAGTTGTAACGGTTGAGCACCCGGTCATTTGCGCGAGCAGGCACAACAACAGGAGCGCAAGCATCGCCCGCAAGAGCAGCTTTGATGTCATTCTGGGCTGCCTGTGAGTCCAGTGTGTTCGCATGTTGCTCATTCAAAGTTGCCCCGGCGATAGTGTTGAAGATGTTTATGGCAAGCGACTGCGCATTCAGGGTAAATTCCGCTGAATTTTTTGCCTGAGTAGCTACTGAGATTTCCTGCTGCTGGCTGATGGTCTTGCCGTAGTAATGGAATGCAACCCAAATCAGTGTGGCGATAGTGATAGCAAATAACGCGGTAACGGTAATGCGGAACCAGTTCATTTTCAGCCCTCCAGACAGAGCGCCTTCTCTTTATCACGGCGAATCACCAGCCCCGGTAGCTTTTTACCGCCGCCATTCACAAAATCTGGCAGGTGGTTACACATCATTATCCAGTTACCGGCCTGCGCGTATTTGTAGATAGAGGTCTCAAAGCGAGCTTTGCGCGCTGGGCTGTAATATGTGCGAAGGCTGGAACAGCCCATATTGAACGCCGCTGATGTCATGGCGCTGAACTGGTTATCGTTCATGTCGCGGCCCCGGAAATAGCTGTTTATGCATTTTTCCGCAGCCAGAATATTTTTCTGCCAGTCAGCGGCGATCTGCTGATCGGTTTTCCGCGTACCGGGTTTCACGTCGTGGGTATTGCCTATCCCATCGGTCAGGTATCCGGCCGGGCAATAATAAGGCTCGCGGCGGCATGACTCTGCATTACCCATCAGCTCGAGGCCCTGCTCGTTCGTCCTGACCTGTCCGCCAGCAACAATGACAGCGATGATCGCCATTACTGAGCATACGCCACCTACCGATTTCGCCTTTGTAAGGATCGTCATGGTCAATCATCCTTAGCGGCATCAAGAACGTTTTTTATCCCGCGAGAAACTTCTGGGTATTTAGTGGTGGCGGGCGTGTCAGTGCGATATTTCAGGGAATCTATTGTCGCCTGAGTCAACTCTCTGTCGAGTTTTAGCCGCTCGGCGTCATTTTTCTTGGCTTCCTTGATTGCACTGCGCTTATCAAGATAACCCAAGAGAGTGATCACAATGCCAGCAAGGGCAGTCGCCATGTAGACACGTTCCAAGGTAATAAAGCCGACGATCGATGAAAGCAGCGTGAGTAGCGCACCGCCGCCGGTTAGGCTGTCAGAATGTGGATTCATCTTCATGGTCTCCCCCTCCGGTCATCCGGTTGGGTGCGTAGTCTTGAGAAATAAAAAAGCCCCGCAATTAGCGAGGCTCATAAAATGAGTGTTTCTTGTTTATTCAGGGTTAACGCGGCTTCAAAACTACGCCTTTTGGCAAACACTGAGGATCAATATTCCAACCGCTATCATTCGTATCAACATTGCAGAAAACATTTCCTTTCCTGTCGACCAATACAACGGGAAAAAATGCCCCATGATCGTCATGATCAATCTTTTCTACTATAACCTTGTTCTCGCTTACACCTTTAAAGCTGCCAGCAGTTAGGAAGTTCTCATCCCCTTGCGTAGAGCCATTTGCGGGGAATGAAATGTAATGAATGGCGCGGCTTGTAGCCCACGCATCTGTCGAGAAATAAAGCGTTGCGGTGTTTCTGTCGTAATAATTTATAGAGATATTTTTAAACGTGTTTTTGGGTAATTCTGCATAATTAGGATTATTTTCAACAATATTCCTCATTTGCATGCGACCATCGTTCAGTTGGTAGACCGCTATAATTCGTCCAACATGATGTTCAGCGCTATACAACCCCACATATAAAAAATCGATGTTCTTACCAATTCCAGAAGCTGATGTTAAAACTTCATCCTCAGATTGTTTTATTTTTGAGGTGATGTCTTTCCCATCCAGGCAAATAGCAGATGGTTTAGACACAAAATTATCCATACTTTCCGTTGGCGCGGACAGACCGGGATAAGGTGAACAATCTGCAATAGCCATACCCGAAAAGCACAATACCGCCAAGGCTGCCATTACCTTCTTAATCATAAGTTGCTCTCTTGTTTTATTAGAGTCTGCATCTCTGATATACCCAGAAGGTCTGTCAGTCAATATTATCATCCAGAAACGAAAAGCCCCGGCGTTTGCCGAGGCTTGATATCAGGTATAGTTTTCCATCATTGGGATAAATCTAGCCATATTCGGCAACTTTTGCAACGCCTAAATCACTGGGTCACCTTTTTAAATTCAGATTCTGCTGCCGACTCTTCAATAAAGCATTTAGTGATTAGCTTCTCGTAGAACGGTTTCCAGCTGTTGTTCCACGTTCTCTCTGGCAGGTCCGGCAGTAATGCTTTTACTGCGCGGTGCGCCACAGCTGCTGGCAGGCGGGAATAACCAACGCCATGACAGCGCGGACATTCCTTTTCTACCGGCAGCCCCATCAGAATGGATTTCTCCCGATCGACAACTCTGCCAGTACCGTTACACCGGCAGCGACTCGAGATAACGCCCTTTCCTTTGCATGGCTGGCAAATCAGATCAACTATCTCTTCACCTTCCGTTTTGGACTTCATTTCATGGCGGTAAAGCAGCCCAAGATTACCAGGAAGAGAATCGATAAGGTGCTGACGGTCGATGGCCAGCTGATTTCTGAATGTCCTCTTTTCCTTCGTAAGGCCGGTACCGGAACAGCACGGGCACGGGGAAGTAGCCGCCGCCGAGCGCGCATAATCTTCAAAAGCCATTTTCGCCATAATGCGCAGGCATTCAGCCATGCGGCGCCCCGCCACTTTGCCGATATGCTTCGGTGCGTGCTGTTTGGCGTACTGCGTCAGCATGCCGATCGCTATGGCTTTGTCCTGCTGGCTGATACCGGCTTTTGCCAGGAACAGACGAAGGCCGAATTCTGCACCGCTCTGAGTCATGCCCAGAGCCGCCATAATGTCGGTGATGTTCAGTGCGTCGCTGGCCGTCGCGGGGGAACTGTCGCTGATCGATAACCCTTTCGGGGAAAAATGCTTCAAAATCGTTTCAAGGTTCATGCTGTCTCCACACTTATTTTTGCTTGCCGGTAGCGATAACACCCATCGCCAGCGCGCGGTCTAATGTCTTCATGACCAGGTACATCTGATCACCATGTTCTTCTTCCCAAGCCTGGGTATTCGCATGAAGTGAGTCGTGACACCGTCTGCACAGCGGGATCACAAACAGGTCATGCGCTTTTGTTGCCATACCGCCAAAGCCATTGCCGGTGATGTGGTGCGGATCATCCGACCCGTTGCCACAGCCGCAACATGGCTGGCGCTTTACCCATTGGGTGTATTTCGTGTTTTCGTACCGGCGGCGCTTGGGGATCCGGACATATGATTCCGGCGTCTCAGGGTCGATTGCCAGCGCCAGCACTGGTTTGATGTTGTTGGCCAGCACATCGGAAGGATGTCTTTCCCACGGATCAACATCAGCTTCTTTCCGCTGGCCGCCCAACGGCTTGTATTTCATCCCCAGCGCCGCGCAGATCACTTCTTCCGGCAGCAGGTTTACCAGCCCTTTCGAAACAGCCCACCAGCACAGCTCCGGCAGCGTCAGATGACGCCCTTCCGGCAGGCTATACCGGTGGCGAATTGCCTCGGTCACGAATTCGGCGGCGTTCGCCAGCGCGGTAGCATCCAGTTTTGCCGATTCTTTTTCCCGAAACTCGTTGTCATGCGCCCAGCACAGGCAGACCACGCCACGACCGCGCGGAACCTGCACCAGCTCATGGTGATGGTATTCTCCGTTGTAATCCGGGCACTGACAGACGCGGTGGCGCTTAACCCACAGCGTCAGTGCCGCCATGCCGCCGACTTTGGCAATGACCGCCGGAGACGACAGAAAACCAGACAGGCGCGGATCCCGCGAAAGTGACTGGGCTTCAACCGGTACCAGACCGTCAGGCATGGTATGCAGGTCAGCGGGTTCGTTGGTGATCAACAGACGTTTACTGCTGAAGAACTTCACCATGTCCTCTGGCAGCGCGAACTGCACGATCCCCAGCTCCCTCTGAGGATACGGTTTTAACAATGCTCTCATTCAATCCCCGTTAGGCCGCTGTGGCCGTTACCATCAGCCTGATCAGTTCCTGAACCTTCGATTCATAGAAATGAGGCTGTGTTTCTCTTGGGTTGTTCGGGCTGGTGATGTTCTTCCCGTACTGCAAACCCTTCGAAGTCACTGACCAGAACTGTTTTTCTCCGTTCTTGGCTTTAGCTGAATTGCTTGGTCGGGTGCGGCGTTCGACAATGCCCAGGCGCGCGAGGCGTTTATAGGCTTCTACCGGAGTGACAGGGATTGAATACTGTTTGAGAACAGTGCTGAGGGACATTGTTGGGCGACTGGACCCGTCAACGGCGTCGCTTGGGGCATCGATGGCGTAATCAGGGGATAGATTGGGCAGGCCTACAGCCATTTGCAATTTTTGGCAGGCGCCGAGAACTGAAGAATTTGAGAGGTTTAATTCTTTACGCATGAAACCGAGTAAGGTGACTCCAGCCTGCATAAGGTCGTTCGCTGTCGCTTCTCTGGCTTTTGTCGCACTGGCGTCGAATGTGCGGATAACCTTCAGGTTGAAAGTTGCACTTATCCACATGGCGTATGAGTAAACCAACTCTTTGCAAACGTAACTGCCTTGCTGGTTACCGCCACGGATAACGCTAACCGGTTGATTTTGTTCCGAGGAGGGAATTCCCCCCTCGGTCAAAGCTTGTACAAGTTCCTGCGTTTGCTGCAAAGCATACCAATATTTTGGTTTATGGCGCTCTTCGCTGCCAGCGGCACGGTGTAAATCGTTGAGGCAGTAGCGGCCATCTTTATCGAGACGTACGGAAACACCCTCAATTACGAGTAATTGATTCATTTTATCACTCCACACTTTTCGTTTAATTTGCTCCCTTCCGGCCGGAGCCGACTGCACAGAGAGCGTTCTTTGCACTGGATAAACGTACAACTCTTTTGCACATTTTGAAAAGGCAAATTACACCTCCTGCGCTAAAAACGTAGAAATATTGATCTCGGCCTTGCCACCCTTGGTCACCGGTCCCCACTCAACCGTCATTCGTTTTACCTGGCTGTCGTCCCTCCAGATCCCCGCATGGGTCAGGCCATCAAACAGCGCCTTCTGGAAATTATCTAAATCGCGTTTTGCCCTGCTCGGTGGGTAGAGAACCAGATGCACATCCAGTTCTGTCAGCAGCGCGGGCGGACGGCTGCGCAACTGCTGATAAATCGCCGCCAACACGTTCGACCGGAAGATCCGCCCGCGCTCGCTGATCAGGACGCCCTTTTTAGTAGAGCGCCAGTAACCGTTGACGCTTGGCGGGAATGGCAAAATCAGTCGCATAAGCTTCAGACCTCCATCTGCAATTGCATGTTGAAGCGGTCCCGGATTTCGCAATATTCCAATGTGCCGGTGCTGTTGAAGGATTCGATGCGCTCCGCCAACACATATGCGCGGGTTTCCTTTGACTGAGGTGAATACGTCCCTTTCCACGCACTATCAATTCCGATATTGCGGGCAATGTTGGTGCTGTCAGCTGACGCCAGAGGCAGTTTGGTGAAGATGTCCTTATTCAGCATGCGGAGACCATGCAGTTTGGTAATTGGTCGGCTATGAGCATCAACTACGTGACGAATGATGTCCTTCATACGGGCCACGGCTTTAAGCGGTGATTTCACGTCATACTCACCGCAACTGCCAATGGCTACACGCGGGTACTCATGGCAAAGCCGGATAAAACGCTCTTCGCTTTCGTTCATATGCCAAACCGGGCAACCGGTAAATTTACCGTGTGGCCACTCAGCCAGCAGCGCATCATTCTCCGCCGCGCCGCCGTCGATAACGTCAGGAATGACGGCGAAATCGAGACCAGGGTGATTCCTCCAGCGCTCCACGAAGTCGTAATAATCTGACCAGTCGATTTTGTTTTTGCCTGCTTTCTTCCAGATAGAGAACGCGCCATTGTCTAAGGCAAATGACTGGCAGATTTCGGAAGCCAGCCCGAGCTGACTTGAATTGGCAAAAGAAATGAATGCATGGCCACCTGACCAGGCCCGCATCGCGCAGGTATCCGGGGTGATAGGTCCGCCGTGATAGTGGATCATCAGTTCACCTCTCCTGCTTTGATCAGGCTGTTCAGCACAGCATCAGCATGTTCCCGCGCCGCGGTGTAATCAGTGGGATGCAGCTCCCCCGAAGGGGAGACCGCCGTCAGCCAGCCGTTATAAGCAGCCAGCCAGATTTTCTGAAATTCGCTCACGCAGCCACCTCCTTATCAGCACCGCACATTTCCGGCAGGTTAGCGCGCACCAGCGCTTCAGCGAACGGCGGCGGTACGGCGTTCCCGCAACGCGCGACCTGCTTATCTTTGGCATATTTCTTGCCACGGTAGTCCTGATCAATGATGTACCAACTCGGGAAACCCTGAGCAGCGTAAAGCTCATGGGGTTGCAGCATGCGCATGCCAATATCAACGATCTGGTAATCCACACCCTCGACCGTGACCAGGCCAAACCGGTCATTAGTGGTAACGGTGTGCAGGGATTCATCCAGGCTGACGCCTTCTTTTTCGTTGCCGTAATACTTGAGCAGGAAAGCGCGGACCTCACCGATATGCAGGCCGCCCGCCGTTATGGTTGGGGCTGGTTGAGTGACTGGCTGACCGTCTTTGCAGGTGCCACGCAACTTAATCAGATTGGATGTGACCAGCGCATGATGATCGGTGGTGGTAACGGTGTGAGTCGGTGCATCCATCGCCGCGCCAGCACCGGTGTAGTTACCGCCGAAGTGTTTCGCGAGGAAAGCCGTGCATAACTGACTTTTGCCGCCACCGCCCGCCGTGATAGTGCCGTTTGGCTCATCAGCAGCGTGTCCAACACTGTTGCCAAACTGCCGGGCGATCACCGGAGCCACCAACAGGTGTTCTGCTTTGCTGGTTACAGTGGTCAATGGCTTGCCAACTGCATACGCCATGCGGTCACCGCCGAAACCGGTTTGTCCGATCCGGGCAATAACCGGAGCGATCAGCGCAGAGTGGGATTCTTTCATCACTGTGTGAAGCGGGACATCAGCTGAACGCGGTTTGCCCTGATATTCGGATCCACCCGCGCCAGCAATGAAAGGTGACAGTGTGGCTTCAACCATGCCCAGAGCATGACCATTCCCGCCTGGACGTTCTGAGCTGCCAGCGGTGATCGTCGGCAATGGTTCATCAACTTCTTGACCAGTCGCGCCGGTGCGGAATTTGGTGATGTGCGGCGTAACGACCGCGTAACCGTGCGTTTTAGTGATCGTCTGCAATGGCTCGTCCAGCGGCTGACCACGGAAGCAGTTATAAACAGTTTTGGTGCTGGTGTGGTTGCACTTCACGATAAACGGCGTCGGGTTGTCGATCACAAAGCGCTGGATGCCCCGGGCAATACGTTTCAGCGTGTTCTCTGCCAGCGGCTTTTTACGTTCGAAAATGCTTGGGCATGGGATAGACCAGTCAATGCACTCGGCTGCGGTGCGGAAAGGCGCCAGCTTGCCGCTCTGAACATCGAGAGACTTGGGATCGCCGTGGCTGGCCACTGGCCACTGAACCGGCTGGCCGTCGCAACGCATCACCATGAAGAACCGGCGACGGATAGTCGGCGCGCCGAAGTCACATGCACGCAACTCACGATGATCGACAACGTAGCCCAGTCCAGACACAAGGCGGCGGACGTCGTCGCTGTTCACATCGATGTTCAGCACTTCGCAGCACTCTGCAATTGCAGGATGATCCGCTGCTATGCCGGTGGTCAGCATGCCAATGAAAGCCGCAAAGGTTTCGCCAGAGCGTGCCGGATCCGGATGCTCTGTTCCATCTTCGGCGGTAAGCAGCGGGCCCCACGTTTTAAACTCTTCGACGTTCTCCAGCATCATCACGCGCGGGCGTTTCGCCAGTGCCCAGCGGATCACAATCCAAGCCAGACCACGGATTTCTTTCTTAACCGGTTTGCTACCCTTCGCTTTACTGAAATGACGGCAATCCGGGCTGAACCAGGCCAGACCAACAGGACGGCCAGCTGTCGCCGCAATCGGGTCAACATCAAAAACGGATTCGCAGTAATGCAGCGTTTCAGGGTGATTGGTGCTGTGCATCGCAATCGCGTTTTCATCATGATTGATCGCTATATCCACGCTGCGGCCAGTTGCCATTTCAATACCGGTACTCGCACCGCCGCCGCCCGCAAAATTGTCTACGATGATTTCTTTCATGCTGTTGCTCCCATTGCGCGGGCCAGTGTGCCAGCGGTGTTAATGATTTCAGCCGTTGGCAGGCCGTCCATTTTCAGGCGATTGATGTGGTGACGCAGTTTGTTCTGCAGGTGTGCTGCAAGGTTTGAAGACTCAGCCACCTGCCCAAAGAGGTAATACACTTCGGCTGGCCACACCTGGTTATTGGTTTCAGGTACCGGAATAATTTCTGGAATATTTTGCGGTTGGTTTTGTTGTACAGCGCCAGCCGTAACAGCCAGATAATGACCGGCCAACACTTTTACGCGAGAATTGCGCGCCGGCGGGATAGTGGTAAAGGTTGCCGGTACCAATTCAATATCATTGAACGGATTTTCATTGCCCCAGTGATGCCAGCCAGCAGCATCACCACGGCTGAAAAGCTCAATACGGGAAACCTGACCGTAAAGCTCTTCGAGACGGAAACGCACCTCGGCTGGCTTTTCGCTATGCTCGCCGCGGCAGCTGTATACCACCTGCTTAACGCTGGCGCTGAGGCGGTCGAGGCCAGAGCCACGAACGGCGATCAGCACGTCTTCGGTATTGCCGCGCGTGTAGTTGCCGCCATTCATAACCGTTTCGACGTTCAAAGCATCCATGAAGTCTTCGAGATCCATCATGGTCTGCTCTGCCAATGCGCGCTCAATGCGGCTACGGGCCTGTTCGTAGAGTTTCACCCAGGTGAAGCCCTTCATGGTTTTAACTTTGAAGCCCCACGCCTGCGCCAACTCAACCGCTTCTGAAGCGAAATTTCCGGTGTACCACATTGCGAGAACGGCATTTTCATCAGCGATAGCCCACACCGGAAGGCGCTTCATTTCTTCGATTGGCATAGTGCTGTAATGGTCGCCCGCTGCGCCGTTGCTTATCTTGTTGGAATACTGCCAAGCCGGATCGGCGTATATCAGTTGATAGCTCATTTTGCCCCCTGCTTACGAGAGGCCTGATTCAGCAGAACAAGCCTTGCCGGTTCGCCAGTGTGGAAGAAAGCCTGAAGCATGCCGGTAAAATGGGTATAGGAGACCCAGCCAGTTTGGGTGAAGCTTCTTAGTCCGCTGATAGCAAGCATGGCTTGAATGTTGTCAGCAAAAATGATGGCTGGGCCGAGGTGATATTTGTGATTAATCGTTGCCGTTCTGAGCGCTGATTTGAGAAAGCGATAGGCATAGCCAAAGCTGTCCGCACGCAGCATGATCGCTTCATGCGCCTCCTTAGCCAGAATTGCCTGTAGTTCGGCATTTATCTCACTTCGCAATTTCATACCTGTCCCCTTCCCTGACGTACTGACCACAGATTGCGTTCAAACTCGGCGCTGATTTCAGCTTTGGTTTTCACTGGACGCACAACCGGTTCATCAGTTGCTGGCGCCGCGACGGCCTTTGACGTTTCGCTTAGGAAATACGTTTTCTTTCCGGCGCAATGCCCGGTCACGATGTTGAATTGAGGCTTCTTGCTGATAGTGTTTATCGTTGACGACATTGAATGACGAGGCGGGATAAAGCCTGTGTTCTCGATCAGGGCCGCTTCAATGTCTGAGCAAGTGCGAGGGCGTCTGTCACGCATCAGTTCTTCAATGGCTAATTGCTGATAGGTTTTTTTCATGCTGCTTTCACTCCCTGCTGGCGCTGGGCGCATTCTTTCCAGATCTGGTTCCAGCGCGGCTGTGAATACGCTGGCCCCATGCTACGAACACCTGCTTTGCTCGCCTCGGCACACACAGCCTTTTCCAGTTCGCTCGGCTTTTTGTTTGCGCCGACACCGGAGGTAAAGCGGCGATAAGCTGCGTCGCGCTCGGAGCTGTCTATGGTGGAATCATTTCCTGTGATGGCGACTTCGCTGGAACATGCAGGACGCCCAGCCTTTACCCAAGCTTTAGCGGCCAGCAGGTTCGAAGAGAATTTTTCGGAAGCGAAGATGGTTGCCGGGTTCAGGCCACGGGCGTATTTAGTGCCGAGCCAGCAGGCAACGAGGTGATCGATAACAACCAGCATTTCAGTTCTGGTTGCAGTCGCGTTTCGCAGGCGGGCACGGATGTGTTGCAGGTTGCCGTCAGTCAGTTCGAACTGAACACCGGTCAGTTGTGACAGGTGCTGAACAACTTCTGTCGCTTCTCTCGTCAAACGTTCAGAAATAAATTCCTCCCCGTCTGACGGCGCAGCCGGCGGACAAGAGGGTTTTATGATCTGTTTGTTTTGATCTGAGTAATGATCTGTATAGAGAATAGGTTCGGCAATATCGCCGTTTCCTGTCGGCAATTCTGCCGTTCCCGTTTGGCTTATTTGCCGTTCCGGTTCGGCAATATCGCCATTCCCATTCGGCAATATTGCCGAACCCATATCTGACGCGGCTTTTGGAGGGAAAATCTTAATAATTAACGCATCGCCGTCTACGCGGTAATGCTTCTTCACAGTGCCATTAACCTGGCGCTTTGCCTCTTCGATGATGCCAGGCAAGTACTTGCTGATCAGCTTGTCCACGGCCTTACGAACCTGATCAGGTTTCACGCCTCGAATCTCTGCCGCCAACTCTTCGTGCGTCTTGTAGAACCAGCCATTTTCCTGAGAAGACGGCTTACCTGACCAGAACACCAGCTGATTCAAAATAGCGCCAAGCAGGTGCGCCTGCGGGTCACCGAAAACAAAGTCCAGATACACTGCTGGGATCGTGATAACCCCTGCTTGCCCTGACATGGCCTGAACGATTTCAAATATCCGGCTCATCAATTACCCTCTCAAACCGCGACTTGAATAGCTCAACGGGTTGGGCGCACTCATGCGGGTAACCGGCGCGCATGAAGATGACGCGATCCCCTGCTCTGTCGAAGCCCACGACGTGTACCACAACGCCCCGCCAATCCTTGTAACGCCTGTCCAGCTTTTGGATTTCTTCAGACATGCCGTCACCTTCTGGCTACTCTGGCGGATGTAACCTACCCACCACGCCGCGAACTGGTAGTTGCACGGCACCCACTCGCCATCGATAATCACTTCATACGAGAAAGAGCCAGCGGTACCGCCAGTCGTTTTACCGCGCATTTGCGGAACGCCAGCTTTTACGAGTAAACTGTTCATGCGTTAATTACTCCACACGGTTTGTTAATGCGCCGACGCCCGGGGACTGCACTCCTTGGGCGTCACCTTTTCCGGCTTTACATTTCTTGCCGAACAGCGCCAGCACAGCCCTAACCTCTGCATCACGCGCCGCTAAATGCTGACGGTGACAATCCATAATTCTTTCGGCTTCCAGCTCATCAATCACGCCATCTGCCAGTGATGACTGAATAATCATGTCAACTTGCCCACGATGCGCAGCGGTACGGACGCTTTTGCTAAAAAGCTCAACCTGATCAAGTTCTTCGAACTGGGGAATATCTACGTACAGGCCACCACGGCGATGCGCGTAGTACTGAGCCAGGTAACTTGTGCCGCTGATGTCTTCCATTGCGATCAGCTCGTCAATTTCAAAAAATCGACAGCCGTTTTTTTCGTAAAGATTGTTGTTGAATCTGGTTTCAGTCATGTCTAAGGCGCCAGCCATTGCCGACCGTCCGCCGGGGTAAGCGGCGCACATTGCTTTCACTACTGATTTCAGTCCTAACATGTCGCTCTCCTTTTGGTAGTTATGGCTGTGCGCCAGCGGTGTTAGTCTTTTCGTACAGCGAAGGGTCATATTTGATTTTCCCCTTCGTAATTCTTTCGACTTTCATCGCCTGTTTTTCCGGGATAATTTTCCCCCACTGACAAACGGCACTATGAGAAATATCTAATGCACTTGCCGCCTTTGAAGTACCGCCGAAATGCTTGAGAACATCACTTTTGTACATGCTACCTCCGCCCTTAAAGTAAGTATGCTTACATCGTATATTCACAGAATACTTACGTCAACTAAATGTAAGATAGCTAACATTGAAAAATGACGGGAGGTTGTGATGAATACCGTGGGAAGCCGTATAAAATTCAGACGGCGCCAGTTGAAAATGACTCAAAAGGATGTGGCTGAATATGTGGGCGTTTCCGCCTCGGCCGTGACCCAATGGGAAAACGACGCCACTGTGCCATCAAGCGAGAGCCTGCTGAAATTAGCTACTGTCCTTCAATCTTCTCCTGATTGGTTACTTAAAGGCCAGGGAGAGATTGATGCACCAAGCCGGGTTAATACTGGGCGTTCTAAAAGCGTTCCCCTTATTTCATGGGTTCAAGCCGGTGCATGGACAGACGTGGTAACTGAAAAGTTAACTGCCAGCAATACCGAGTGGATTGAAACCACTGCTCGAGTATCCGATAACTCGTTTGCTCTTAAAGTTAAAGGAGCATCTATGACATCTTCAGGCGCATTGAGCATCCCTGAAGGGTCAATAGTTATCGTGGATCCAGAAGTTGGGTTTGTTGATGAAGCAAATGGCCGGATAGTTGTTGTACAAGTTGATGGTAGCAGCCAGGCAACGATTAAAAAATTAGAGATTGATGGCCCCAATCAGTATCTGATGCCCCTAAATCCCGATTTCAAACCAATTTTGGTAGATAGTAGCTGTAAGCTTGTTGGTGTTGTTAAGCAGATAATCATCGACTTCCATTAAGCAAACCTATCTTCAGAAGCCCGCCGTGCGCGGGTTTTTTTGTGTCAAAAAATTAAATGTAAGTTAACTTAATTTTTTTATTGACTTGAAATGTAAGTTTGCTAATACTGAATGACATCAGCAGCAATCAACGAAGAGGCACACATGAGCTACCGTGGAAAAGCATTCCTTATGGCCATAGCAGTAGGTGTAGTGTTCTGGACCGCCGTCATCTGGTCTTTGTTTTTCATCTAAATCTTACGAGTGAAAGGTTTCAATCATGCAAATAAAAGTGATTTTGACTCGTTCGGAAATGCAAGAAACAGGCCTTGACGAGGAAGACTTAAAAGAAGGCATTAAAGACCTTGTCGATTCAGGGATTTATTTTGGCGACATACAGATTGAACTGCTCATTACTGACAGCATGCAGCAAATTTTGTTGCCAGGAACCTGTAAGCCATCTTTACAGGTTCAGATGTAAACCAGAAGTTGACGACTGGTTCACAACGGGAAGAACACTGGGGGTTGAGGGACTCACTTACCACCAACCCAATCTGACCACAGTCCCAGTGTTCTTCCCGTTGTGAGGAATGCCACAACCAGTTCGTTACGGGTCGCCTCCGGTGAAAGCCGGTTGTGTAATGGAGAAGGTGAACGACATGTAGCCCTCCCTGTCACGGCAGTGAAACCGGTCTCGCTAAGTATCCCGGTTAAAGAATGCCCCGTGAGGCTTAAATAGCCGCTGGCCCGGCGTAATGGGCGCCTAATTTTAAAGAATTGGGGTTTTGGGAGCCTTCAAACCTGAACCGGTGGCCGTGGAATACGGGAACTTCATGACTCATGAGCATGATGGAATACGGCAGAAAAAGTAAGGCTATGACGGCTGGGAAAGACCAGCACACAACGCGAAGAGCACTGACGAGCAAGGCATAGAGGCTGGTTCAATTCCAGCCGCCAGGATCCGTTTATATCTGGTGATGGGCAGGGAAAAGGTCCGTTCAATTCGGACACCGGTAGTGCTCTTCGCGTTGTGCGTAGCATCCTGGTGATGGTCGGGTTCCCTACCCGATTGCGGGTTCGACTCCCGCCGCACTATCAAATCGACGTGGAACCTCGATGTTTGCTGTGTGTAGTTGCTTCGGCGGTGGCATGACTCTTCAACCATCCAACATCAGGGGGAGCGAAGATAATGTTCTGATCATGACCACCGCCAATTTTTTCGCAGGCATAGACAAGGGCCGCTGGCACCCACCCAGCA